TAGCACTAGCGTAACTGTTAATGTAAAAAGCACAAGTGATGCTGACACTACATCTACATCAAGTGTAACAGGGACGACAGTAATTGCACTAGGGACATCAAGTACTACAGAAAATAGAACTAGCACTGATAGCAACGGTAGCACTGTTGTTAAAACCTACACTATCTACTCCGACACATATACAACACCAGTTACTACAACTACAACCGTAACTACTACTAGAACTACTACTTGGACAGACAACTCAACAACAAGCGAAGTTATTAAAACAAGTTCAAGTGACTCAATAAATAACACTGTAACAACAGCAACTAGAGAAGAATTAACCAATACTGTGGTTACACCGAATGTTGCAAGTACTTCGACCATTTATAAAAATGAACGAACTGCAAATACAGAAAGTGAACTAATCTCAGAATTGTACGGCACTAACTCAGATGTTGTTCCTGTAGGAACTGATGCCGATGGAAATACACAATACCAATCAGTAACATTATATTACTACAGTTGGCATAATGTTGTTTCTAGTACGGTACTTAAAGACAAGTACACTAGAACAACGTACACAGATGGTGCAGTAGTTGATAGTTTAGTAACTGCTGATATTGCTTCACCTACAACAACTACTAAAGAATATTTACTAGACCCATGGGGTGGAAAAAAGACAACTACGCAACGTGTTCCAATAGGCGAAACATTTGTTGGTAACCCTGTTGCTCCTGGAGATAGCAGTGGTTCATCGGGTGTTTACACATATAAGCAACGTACTGCTAATCACAGCACAAGTAACTACAATGCAACCACGTACTACAATGATGTTGCGCTAGGTACACCAACCGCAGGAGTTAACAACGACCCTGCAACGTACGAAACTACAGAGGCAGAAAATGGTGCAACACTAGTAACATATGCAAACCATGCTTATTCAAGAGGTTGGACTGGCAAGGGCTCTACTGCATTAATTATGGATACAGGTATTGACCAAGACCACCCCGAATTTGTGGACAAAGTTAAATATCTTTGGGATGCTGGTTACGACACTGCGTACGAAGATGAAAATGGACACGGAACGCACGTAGCAGGCATTGTATCTGCTAATAAAGATGGCGTTGGAATCCACGGTGTTGCGTACGACACCGACTTAGCCATTGCTAAGATTGGTGAAGCGAATGGTATTAGTCTATCAGCGGCAAGAGAAGCACTACAATGGGCAAAGCAGTACGATGATATTGTAGTTGCTAACTTGAGTGCAAATACATCATATAGTTCATCGTATAAGTCTAATATGACAGACCAAGGCAACGGTGTATTTACAAATGACCATGCCATTTACGGTGGTAGCAATTATTACAATTTAGAAACTGCAAGTTCTTGGAAAAATGTTATTCCGGATGAACTTGTACTAGTAGTTGCGGCAGGCAATTCAGGGAATGATTACGTACAAAATCCTGCAACATTTGCAAGTGCTACTGACAGTAATGGCGACTTGGAACTAGATGGTAGAATGCTTGTAGCAGGCAACTGGAACACAAGTACACAAACAATCGACGGTGCCAAGTCTGGACATGTGTGTAAGGATTACACAACACAATGTAATGACACATATAAAACAAGTGACTTTTACTTACTTGCGCCTGGAACAAACATCAACAGTACTTACTTAAATGGAGAGTACAAAAAAATGTCAGGAACAAGTATGGCGGCACCTGTTGTTACTGCAGGTGTATCAATTGTACATCAAATGTGGCCTTACATGAAAGGTAAGAATATTGCACAGGTACTATTACAAACTGCTGATAAGAACTTATCAAATTACAGTGTTACTACACACGGACAAGGACTTATGGACTTAGATAAAGCAACACAACCAATTGGTGGCTTGGGTATTAGTACAACAGGACGCACAGGTGATGTAGCACCACTAAGTGGGCATATTGCAGTTAGCGGTGTCGACGGAGCAGTTGTTAGTTCTGTTAGTGCAGTTGATGATTTTGACAGAGACTTTAATGTAGATTTAAGTTCGATGGTTAATAGCAACAATACATCCATTGAGCAACTTAAACACAAGCGTGGGCAATCGTGGGCAGTTAAACAAGCAAGTATTGGCACAAGCGAGTACAAGAACGTCACTGTAGGCACAGACAATAAAGGAACGTACGCACTTGGCTACACACATGATATTAACAATAACTTGGACTTAAACGTTACTTACAGCGAAACAAAGAATAGTCCGTGGATTAATATGTCAGGCGTGTGGGGAGAAGTTAACGGTGCTACTACAGTTGATACTAGTCTTACTTGGAGCGACGATGAGTTATGGGCACAAGTAGGCGTAATGGACACTAAGACAGACATTAACAAAGGACTAGTAGTGAATGTAGATGATGCGATTTCTGCTTACTTTGTTGGTGGTGTTGACTTAGATGATTTTACTTTTTATGCAGGTGTTAAACCAAAAGTAATTAGAGGCAACATCGCTTTATCTATTCCAAATAGTGTTGATTCGAATGGAGTTATGCACTATAATTCAACAAGTAATAATTATGGAACGAGTACAGTACCGTTTATCGGCGGAACACATACTTATTACTTTAAAGAAAACGACGAAGATGCATTGTTAAACACAGATGTAATTACTGATTCATACGGTAACCATCAAGTTAACTTTACATTTGAATATAAATTTTAATTAATAAAGGAAAAAGATATGGAAATTTTACTTATGATAATTGGTTTGCCTGTAGCAGTGTTTTTATGTATTGCTACTGTTTGTTTTGCTGGAATAGTACGTAGATAACTACATATTTTTAACTTTTAATACTTGAGGAGAAGTAAATGAAACTATTTGATATATTAGCAATTGTGTTTACACTAGGCATGATTGCATGGATTGTAATGTTAGTGACTATGTCGTACCAAGCATGGACTAAGTACACCAACCACAAAAGAACATAAATACAAACATATTAATTATGGTTGTATATTATGTCAGCAAACGGTATTTCACATCAAGCATTAAAACGCGATAGGCAGGACCAAAAACTTGCTATCGCTTCAGCAAAGATGCAAGGAAAGACGGTCGCAACTGACGGTACTATTTCAGGTAGCGTTGATTCGTCTAAGCCGTATTATAGAGAAAACAATACTCTGGATATCACTCAACTGCCAACACGTTACAACCCAACAAGCAATACAGGTGCTTTAGTAGATAATCCAAATTCATCGGGGTTATTACAAGGACGTCCTTGGACCACATGATATTAACACAAATATCCAAAGTGGCATAGAAATTGTAGGTTACTAATTTAACGATATCATTTCGTTTTGTATATATAATAGTATCATATTATAAAAATCCTTCATCATGAAATTCAGCAATCCGTTCAAGAGCAATAAAAATAAAAAGAAAGCAGTCCAAAAAAAGAAACTTCTTTCTGCTAAAGAAGAAGCAACCAAACAAGGTGAACCGTGGGTATCTGTACTTGATATGGATGTAAATATGCAGGATATTAGTAACGGGTCATTTGAATTAGATTGGAATGATTTATTCATCACCCGCCTGATGAAGGCTGGGTATCAAGGCAAAACCGATGCAGACATGGTTGACCAATGGTTCCAAGGTATATGCCGTAACATCGTCATGGAAACATACGAACAAGAACAAAGTGACCCACATATACGAAAAGTGGATTTAGGAAACGGAAGGTCTGAAATTAGTTAAATGATTTTATATGCCAATGGAGATAGCCACACTGCCGCTGCAGAAGCAGTTAACTCATATGCATTTGCCGAAGATGACAGAAATTTAGTACATCTAGGACGTTTGCCTCATCCTGCCAACTTAGCAGTATCATGGGGCAAAAAACTCAGTACACTATTAAAAATGGCATTCTACTGCGGTGCGGAAAGTGCGGCAAGTAATGACAGGATAATCCGTACAACTAAAGAGTACATCAATAACTACACACAAGACGTTACTAATCTATTTGTTGTTATTGGTTGGAGCACGTGGGAACGCGAAGAATGGCTTATAGATGATGTTTATTACCAAATCAATGCCAGTGGTACCGATATTGTTCCAAATTCACATAAAGAAAAATACAAAGAGTACATCACTAATGTTAATTGGCGTCATAAAACCAACCAAGCACATAAAGACATAATTGAATTACATAAATGGTTGGATGACAAGAATATTAAGCATATATTCTTTAACGGAAATAATACATTCAGTCAAATTCAAAACAAATTTGATTTTGGCACAGCGTACATAGAACCATACAATAAAAAATTTAGTTACAATGATTACCTAATAGATAATGGAATTTCAACCGTTTCTCACAATTCGTACCATTTCGGAGAAGATGGGCATACCAAATGGACAAACTATATGTTAAAATATATTGGTAAAAATAAACTAATATAACTTAACTTATGAAATACATTTTAGTAGATGCAATGAATTTGTTCTTCAGAGCGAAACACTCGACACACCGAGCAAGCGACACGTGGACTAAAGTTGGATTTTGCTTGCATATTATGTTTAGTTCCGTCAATAAGGTAGTTAGAAAATTAGATGGTGACCACGTTGTGTTCTTATTAGATGGTCGTAGTTGGAGAAAGGATTACTACGAACCATACAAACGAAATAGAAAAGAACTCCGTGATAAATTATCTGATAGAGAACAAGAAGAAGAGCAAATGTTTTTTGAGATTTTTGCAAATTTTCATAAATACTTACATGAACGGACTAACTGCACCGTTCTTAAAAATGACAACGCAGAGGCAGACGACTTAATCGCAAGATGGATTGCCCTACATCCCATGGATGAGCATGTCATTGTTAGTAGTGACTCTGATTTCTATCAGTTAATCACCAATCATGTTGTGCAATACAACGGTATCTCAGACCAACTCATCACACTCGATGGATTCTTTGACAACAAAGATAAACTCGTCATCGATAAAAAAACAAAAGAACCAAAAGAGCCCCCTAACCCTAAATGGCTTTTGTTTGAAAAATGTATACGTGGTGATACATCGGATAATATCTTTAGTGCTTTCCCCGGAGTACGTAAGAAAAGTACGAAAAACAAAATTGGTCTTTTAGAAGCATTCGACGATATGGATAATAAAGGTTACGCATGGAACAATCTCATGCTACAACATTGGACTGACCATAACGATATAGAACACCGTGTATTGGATGATTATGAGCGAAACAAGCAGTTAATAGATTTAACACAGCAACCAGAAAGTATTATACATTCTGTTGATGAAACTATAAAGGAAGCAACGACATCTAAGAATGTGAATGGTGTCGGAATACACTTTTTGAAGTTCTGTGGTAAGTATGAATTGACAAACATTTCAAATTACCCAGACCAATATGCAAAGTGGTTGAATAAACCATACAAAGGAGAAATATCAAATGATTAAAGCAAAATCAGTATCTAACAAATTTTGGATATTAAAAGGCAGCAATGGAAAGATAGGTGAGGTGAATTCTAACAATGGTGAGTATATTCTCACTATGAAAGGGGTTCGGACGTCATTTACTTCGTTATCAACACTAACGAAAAAAACAGGCATCGAATTTTCTAATACCATCGGTAATACTAATACCACAAACGATGATAATATATATGGGTTTCCATTCACAGGTAAAAAATTCAATGAGATGTGGGATTTGAAATTAAAATTACCACTATTCACTAAGAGAGATGATAGCAAATCATGGTTTGTTGCTGGGTACTTTAAAGTAAAGATTAAAGGAAAGTGGCGTGATATTTTGGCACCAAAATTACTTATATTGCAACGTAATGAATACAAGGGTCCATACAAATCATTGGACAATGGGGAATCATCTCATCAAGTAAATACAGTTAAAACAACATTTACAAAAAGTTCTCCACTAAGGAAGTGGTTTAGTTAATGATTCACATAAATAATTTTATCGATAAGATAAAATTCTTCGAATCTCGGAATAGCAAGGACTTCATTATACCAATGGCAGATGCAAAAAATTTGCACGCAGATATAACGAAGTTGCTATTGGTTCTACAAGAAATCAATCATTCAAAAAAGAAAGATAACATATCAGAATCAGAAAATGTTGATGGTGGAGAATGGTGATATAAAAATAAATATACTTATATTATTATTTTAAGTATAAATGTCTCGCCCAGCACCAATTATATTAATAGAATTAACCAACCCCATTACACATAAGACTGATAAAGTCATAAAAAGTGATGGAATATGGGCAGTCTATTACAATAACTGTCCATTCAATCTTAAAACAGAAAGCATAGTCGCATTTACTGCTCCAAGATACAAAAGCGTCTCATTTTCGAATAAGGGACATGCTATAAATCTCGCTAAAAAATTGAATAAACAATTCAATACAGACGAGTTCACTGTTGTTATCTTGTCTCATGCAGAAGTTATCTATTCAGAATAAAAAACTTATCGTCACCGAAGAAATGTTAAAGACATTTCCTGAACCATCTCGTTATGACATGCGAACCGCATTAATTAAATGGTGGATTAATTCTAGGGCAAAGGGAGGACTAAGGTTAACTAGCATAGGGTATAAATTACTAGGAAAAATGCAATATAAATCCCACGAGTTCAACGTTAAAAAATTAACCACATCTAGAAATTTAATCACATTGGATAAAAATTTAGAATGCCCGTATTATATAGATGGACTCGGAATAGAATCAAAAATTTGTATATTTGGTGATGAGGAGGCGATGACGATAATATTATTTAATGATTTTCATTCATTTTTAAGAACATTTCATTAGTTTGATTCTGAAATCCATTGACAATTTTATCCAAATACCCATTCAATAAATAATACTGATTCCGTTTCAGTCTTGGCAATAAGTCATCATAATTAAACTCATTGCGCAATACGTGTATATTTGAATCAATTGCATATTTCCACCTAGAAATATTTGGCATATTATCAAAACTATTGTCAATTATATCATCGAACATATCGAACCCATAATCCCTAGCATCTTGCACTGCTCCCCTATGTCCTATTATGATGGGGAGTTGTAATGAACCAAACGCTTGTAATAACTTTTCAGTTAAGGTTCCTTTACTCTCATAGTAC